TGGTCAAGGTAGATTTGTGTTTAGCCCAAAGGATAATCAAATTATATTAGAAGTCGAAACAAACTACGAAGAAGATGTTAATGTTCCTTTAAATTTTAAAATACAATTTTAAAATACAAAAACCCCCCGATTTCTCGAGGGGTTTTTTTATAGTCAGGTTGGAAGTTCAATAAGTAAATCAAAAAGAGTTTTAAGTTTTGACAAATTAATTTTGAACTGCTGAGTGTTGAGGTTTGAGTACTTCATCATCATCAAAACGTCGACGACTTTCATAATGAGTTTGTAGGTAATACGGAATAGTCCATATATATTACATTATATCCCTTCCGGACACTGAACTATATTTCGGTGATTTGGTTATGGTAATCCAAAATATCTTGAATCTCTTCAATTTGTCCTTCCATATGTTTAACCATCTCGTCTCTCTCAACAATTGAGATTTCCGTTTCTTTCACAGCAGGTGTCTCACGATTTCTTGAGTAGTAATCTTGGACAATACCCTCATTACAATCCAAGTTTTTAATTCTCGCAATCATAGATTTCAATTCCGACAATCTAAAAATGTGTTGATACACCAAATCATTTGCTCTGTGGATTTTAGTTTTAAGTTCCACTAACTCATTACTTTTTTGGTTAAGTAATTCCATTGATTCTTTAGCCGAATATGGTCTAACATTCCCAACCTCAACTGAGTTGTATGTCGCCACTCTAGTGTGTAAATCTAAAATCTCTTTAACCAATCGGTTTTTCTCTTTTAAAGCTTTCTTTATGTTCATAATAAAATTGTTTTATTGTTTGTTTGTATAGTATAATTATTTTTTATTAAGAAGTCAAATTACCACACCTCATATCCAAAACTTTTATACTCACTACCCCGTAAATCTTTTATATTCTCATTTATTGGTTCTAAAATAAATTTTTCAAAATCGTCCGGTTTCATCAATGCCGCCTCAATAAAACCAAAAACAGGTGCCATTTGATTTATGTAAGAAACAAGGTCATTGTCATTGTAAGATTCAGGTATCAAGTTTGTTAGAACAAGGAAGTACTCCTTTGTAGGATATCCGTAATGTAAATAATAAAAACGATATTCAGGATGTCTCCTCAAGTGAGGAAACTCCTTATATATCTCTTTTAATAATAATTGTAAAGGTTTTGGATACGGATTCATAGTACAAAGATAATACTTAATCCCATATAAACAAAAAAAAGGAACTAAATGTTCCTTTTTTTTTAATCTAATAATTCTATCTCAGTGTTATCATCCGTTAAGTATTTCGGATAAGTTCTTAGTATGTCTTGTTTAATTGTATTTGTAATATTGTTCAATAACTCAGGATTGTCTCTAAAATTGGAATCCGGTATCATTTTCCTGTCAACCATTTTACCAGCTTTAAGAACTTTGACAGATATTTTAATTTTACCATCAACATCCTCAATGTCTTTAATCATAAAATTAACTCTGTGAGCATTATCCCCCCAACCTCCACTGATTAATTTTGATTGATTAGTTATTTTATCTTTATCTTTTACAAAGTTTGAAACTCTACTAGATTTAACCGTTTCAATGTTACGACTTCCTCGAATAAGACCTTCCATCTCATCTTTGGTAATACTCATAACATTTGCATTTAAGTTTGAATCAAATTTAACAGGGTTAACCTGACTCATTTGTTTTCTTGTAGAACTTGAATACGTTTCTAATGTTCTGTACCATTGGTCATTAATAAATAAGAACACTGGATACCACCCATATGATGTAATAACATAATACCAATCATTATTATTATTTACATTCCACTGACCTTCAATATTTGAACCCTTAAACGGCATTCTAGCCGACGCATATTCATAAGCCGTATTATTAGTAACTTTTCTCTGTTTGAATTGTCTGAAATCCTTGAAATTCTCGTTTGTTAAATTTTCATAATCCCCTTCCGGTCTGAAGTTAGCCGTGTATACTTCATAATAAAAATGAGAGTCGTTTGGTGACATTCCAAGTACCGGTAAAATAGACCTTAAAAATTTTAAAAATTCAGGTTGAGTCTTAGTTTCCCTTTTATGTTTGTCAATATACTTAAATAACATAATTTCCTTTTTAGTTAAAGGACCTTCTTGTTCTTCTCGTAGTATACGTCTAATTAGTTCTTTCATTATATTATTTTAAGAATCTTAATTTATATAATGTGGAATATATTAATTCTTGAACTGTATCAATTTGATTTTGAAGAAATGATTCTTTCACACTTTTTCTGTTTTTTTCAACCATTGAATCCAATGATTTGAAGTACTTAATAACTTGTTCAGAACTTTTATACTCTTCAGTTTTGATTGAATTGTATCCAGTAATCACATCGTGTTTACCTTGATAACTTTCAATAATACCATCTATAAGTGCATCAATCCCTTCATAATACCCTTGTAGAGCCTTATGTTCTGAATATGATTTTGTTTGTAAATGAAAAATGTGTACTTGAGTTTGTGAATGCAATAAAATAGACACCATATCTTTAAACCCTGAATTGGTTTTTGTATCATCTACCTCAATTTCACCCTCTTCTTTTTGCTCTCTCATTAAGTTTTTTTTCTTAACTTCTAATAATACATTGTTTCCCATAATAAAGTTTTACATATAAATATATCGTTTAATTGTAATTTATTATTTACCAATTATAATTTCATCGTAATTTAATTTACCCATTCCATCATTGTTTTGGGACTCACCCTTAAATTCATCATACATAAATGTTTTTACAACACCAATAATACTTTGTTCTGCTTGAGATATTTTAGATTCCATCCAATCTTCAAGTTGCTCCCCATTTTCCATTTTTTCCCACATAGCGTTAGCTAATGTTGCAATAGTAAATAATTGTTGTTTAGCCATGTAAGAACCTTCTTCATGATTCTCGTTAACTGTTCTCATTTTACTAATCAACTTTTCAAGTTGTTTTTCTGTTAATATAACGTTACCCATAATTCTTTTATTTATAAATATCCGATTAAACAAAAAACCCCCACTTTATGTGAGGGTTAATTTTGGACCGACATAAAGTCGGCGACTCCACCATCCTATTTTTAAAGAGAATTAGGAAAACTCAGTTGATGATGATACTCGAAGTCCATCAACTTCTTTATCATAATATTTTGACATATCGGTAAAAGGTTTGTAATGAGCCAACTTACTTTGTTCGTCCATATAATTCTTATCCAACACATAACCATCCGGTTGACCCCACTCCAAAGCCATCTTAATGAACTCTTCGGTGTCTTGTAATTCACCATATTCGTCCACAACTCTACCTGAACGGATGAACTTAAATAGTTCTTCCTTATTAGTGTAAAATTTGTTATCTTGGAAATTCCATAAGAATTTCCACCCTGAACTTCTTTTACCAATATGAATTTTCATACCATCAAGGAATTCATCCCAAGCAGACCATCTCTCATAACCCTTTTCAGTGGTTCTAAATTCATTATAAATGTTTTCCGGACTCCATATGTCCAAATCGTTTATTTGTTCAACCAAGTTAAGGTATTTGACTCTAACCTCACTTGCTTTTGGAATTTTGTAATAATTTGTGCTCATACCTTACTATTATTTAGTTACTAATGCTTCTACTTTACTTCTCATATGGTCAGCCAAGTCGTAATCGTTAACTGATGTAACAATAATTGAATCAACTAAGTATTTGTGTGGGACGTGAATTAAGAAGTCACTCCCGTTGAAGAATGTTAAATCATTTTTCAACTCAATACAACCCTGGACCATCTTCAAGAATAATTTGAATTGAATTGCGTCCACGAATGTCTCGTGTAATAGTTTTCCGAACTTTTCGTTCTCAATTCTAATAGAGTAAGTATTTGTTTTCATATGTTTAATTTTCTATGGGACAAAGATAATACTATTTTTTTAATATACAAATTTTTTTTTAATATTCTGTAATGTTATACATACCACATATTCTATGTGACCTACCAAACTCATCTTTGAATGTTATACATCCATCTTTCTCCACATACTTTTCAGTATAGAAACTTGTCTCTTGTCGTCTGTTACCCGGAATGGAGATTTCATATAAATGACCCCCCTTTTTTATTCCACTAACCAAATAAACTTTATAACCTACAGAGGTTACGATAAGTAATAAAATTATCACCATAAAACCTAACACACTATTTCTCATATTATCTAAATTTTTCCATTCTTTTTTTAATCAACTCAGCGGTGTCATAATCTTCTTCTTCCAAAGCTTTCTTCAAATAAACCTCACATTCAACCTCATTCATTAAGTCAATAGGTTTACCATCAACTTTTTTACCTGTAGTTTCTAATTCATCACCAATAGTACCACTAAAACCAGGATTAACACCCATTACTTTTTTAGCCTCTTCATAGTTTTGTCTCCATAAGTCGGATTTATTAGTAAGTAATACATTCCAATTTACTTTATAAGTGGAACCATCACCACAATCAATATATAAATCAGTCAAAGACCAACCTTTAAGGGTTGCGAATTCTTTTCTATTTTGTTTTAATATTGAAACGTAATCACCAACTCGGGTTAGAATCAGTTTATCACCAACCTTCCAATTTTTACATTTTTTCTTTCTATAGTTATCTTTACCTGAACCGTTAACCCCAATTATCATTAACACTACTAAAATAACCCCCAATATAATCCCTAATACTACCATAATTTAAGATTTAAATTCCCGACAAAGATAATACTATTTTTAATATAAACAAAAAAAACCTCAACAAATTTTACTCTGTTGAGGTTTCAATGTGTCCAACCGTAAGAAAGGGGTTGTTGGCTTATGAGATTATAAATATATCGTAAAATTAAAAAAGTTAATCTTTTTTATAATTATATTTACAAAAGTATAACTTTTCATACTTTTCGTGATATTTATATATAAAGACAATTATGAAACCAAGAAAAAACGAAGAAGATAAGAAAATTAAATTCGCTATTAGTTTAGACCCAAAACTTTTTAAGAGAATGGATAATGAAATGATAAACAAATCAAGATTGATTGAAAATTTATTAAAAGAGTATTATGGAAAGAAAGATTTGTAAAAAATGTGGTAAAGAAAAAAATGTTTGTGAATTTTATTCTGACAAAACAACCAAAGACGGTAAAAGAGGTTCTTGCAAACTATGTATGTCTTTATACGACAAAAATTGGAAAATAAATAACCCAAATAAGGTATTAGAATTGTCTCGTAAATATAACTCTGAAAATAAAGAATTAGTAAATATAAAAACGAGAAAATGGCGAGAAAAAAATAAAACTTCAGAAATTATTAGAAATCGTGAGTGGAAAAAACTTAATAATGAAAAAATAAAAGAATCAACAAAAAAATGGAGAGAAAAAAATAAAGAAAATATAAAAGAATATAAAAAAAATTATGAAAAATTAAAAATAAAAACAGATATATTATACAAATTAAAAAAAACATTACGAAATACAATATTACGATACCTTAAAAATAAAAGATTTACAACTACCGAAATTATTGGTTGTGATTATGATTCATTCAAGATTTATTTTGAATCATTATTTACCGAAGGTATGTGTTGGGACAAATTAGGTTCTGAAATCCATATTGACCACATTATTCCATTATCATCAGCAAAAACAGAAGATGAGTTATATAAATTAAATCATTATACTAATCTTCAACCATTATGGGCGAAAGATAATTTAATAAAAGGTAGTAAATTATTGTAAAATTCTTTTAATTAAACGACATAGTTGGTCATTTTTGTCCTCAAATGGTAGGTTGTTAATATTGAAGTATGAGCACATAGAATGTTCATCACCATCGATAGCATTTTCCAAGTCAGGGTTGATTCTCTCATCCGTCTCCATCATAAACACATACATCAATCCTTTAATCTCAGAACCATCACGATTATATCTTTTAACAAATCCAACTAAATTTAATTTATTATCTAACGTATAATTTGTTTCTTCTTTGAACTCTCTTTGGACCCCATCCATTGGATGTTCATCGTTTTCCAAATGACCACAAGGTATACTCCATTGTCCGGGCAAAGTACCTGTAGCATTTCTTTTACAAAGTAATACTTCATCACCACATTTAACAATTACACCGGAATATCGTTTAACTTCTTTCATTTTATATTTTTTTGTGTATTTATAAGTATATGGAACTAACTATAAACAAAAATAAATTCAAAGTCAAAACTGTTATATCTCCCAAAGACACTAGTCGTGGTATGATGAATAAAAGATTTGACGATACTTTTAATGGTATGTTATTTATTATGTCAGATGGTCATCACTGTTTTTGGATGAAGAATTGTATAATTTCATTGGATATCATTATGATTGAAGACGATATTATAACAAAAATTCACCACAACTGTCCTCCTTGTAAAACCAAAGATTGTAGAAACTATTGTGGTGAAGGTGATATGATACTTGAACTTCAAGGTGGTACCTGTAAAAAATTAGGGATTAAGTCCGGAGACAAAATCATTCATTACGATTGATTTATCTTTTCCTGTAACAATTTCACAAACTCATTCTGAATCATTTTTGTAAACTTAATATAAGGAGCATCTTCCGATTCTCTATTATACCCACCACTTCCTTTTGGTGGACGAGTACTTCTACCCATAAAGTTTAATCCTGAGATATTTGTAATACATTTGTGTCCACCACTATTTGCTTGAATGAAATCCCAAGCGTTTACCTTAATATCATCTAACATTTGTCTATGTTCTTCTGGCAATTCAGAAAATGGTTTTTCCATCATCTCACCAATATGTGTTAGTTTTTCTCTACCATTATCCATAGTTTTGAAATCTTTACCATATAACGCAACAAAGTCTTTAAATGTAAATCCTGTTGATTCAGGGTTAAAATCTTTTGAAGATTCCGATATCCACTTAATTGTTGAAAGGGATATTTCTCTTTGTTTTAATTGGTCTTCCCATTTTGATAATACTTCTTGAGCAATCTCACCTAAGTTAACACCTTTCAATTGACGTTCACCTTTAAATGGGTTACAAGACGCTTGAACTAAACCTAAAGGCCAAGCAATTACAATAAAATCAGCGTCAGGATTGTTTTTAAATGGTGTATATCTATCGTATGAACCGGGTTTAAACATTGAACCACCTCCGTATTGAACAATAACATTACCTAATACCTTAACATTAGGATTTGTTTGCATTGATTTAACGTAATCTTCTTTATTTTTTTCAAGCTCTTCCGGTTTAGCATATCCCTTTTCAACCATTATTCGTTTAATAGTTTGAAGGATATTTAATAATGATGGCGTACATTCCATAACCAACGTTTCTAAGAACCCTGGCTTATTTTTAAATGCTAATAATAGTTTGTTTGCAACTAACCCCATTAACATTTTATTTTTCTCTAACGATTTGTCCTTATCCAATTTAAATAAATAAGAAATTACTTGGTCTACTGAAATTTCATTAACCGCATAATTTGCAGAATCCACTGTTGAAATAAGTAATATATCTGAAGACGGGAATAATTCTTTTGGAGAAACTACTTGAGATATTGTTTCAACATTTGAACGAGAACTTCTAAATGATGTGGATTTAGTTTCTTCAGCTCCCGCTTGTCTATCGTGGTGGTCCGTATGAATCACAAACATTGGTTTTCCGTGAGCAAAATCTACCAATACTGGCATAACATCACCGGTTGCGTCATTCTTCTTTACAGCAAACTCTTTATCGCCATATTGAATAATATGAGCATCCACCACTTTAATACCGTTGTTCTCAAGATATTGTTTCATAGCAATTGCCGTCGTTACCCCATCCAAATCTTGATGAAAATATATTTCAGCTTTGGGGTATCGTTTAGCAAGAGCATTAATATCTCTTAAACCACTTTCTTTTATAAGTTTTTTCATATTACATTGAAGGTAAAATAGTTATTGCTATAACATCTCCACCTTTAAGACCTTTACCTAAATTACAACTTCTATTTGTTGCGATAATCTCATCAACACTCGAAACACCAGGATATTTTGATGCAATATCACTTAACGTATCACCTGATTTAACTTTATATAGTTTAACATTGTAACCATAAGTTGCTTGAAGTCGTTTTGGGTCACCAAAACAATATTTACCCCCCATTTCAGGTTTAATTTTCCCCATTTGAACATCAACACCTTTTTGTTGATTCATTTGTTCATTAACTAATCCGTATTTTGAAAGGATATCGCCTTTTTCTTCTTCTGAAATTATAAATCTTTTTGCCATAATAAATCTTTTAGTTATAAATATACCGAAAATAAAAAAGAGGTTATAACACCTCTTCTTTTAATTCTAATTTTGTTTGTTTATGTTCATCAATTAACGATTGGACTCTTTTTCTCGCAATCTCTGTATAGTCCGGAGATAACTCAATCCCAATCCATCGTCTATCCAATAACTCAGCAGCAAATGCCGATGTTCCACTTCCCATAAAAGGGTCAAGAACTATATCATTTTTATATGATAATATCTTAATTGCTTTTGATGGAATATCCATTGAGAATGTTGCTTTAGTTAACGACCTAGTATCTGCAAAATATTCCCATCTACCAAAAACCAAGTTCATAAACTCTTTCTTATCTTCGTCCTGATAAACCATTTTATTTTTAGTTTTACCATCTTCTGTAGTTACTTCAGTTGGTGTACCTAACCACTGAGACTCCCCTTTGGTTAATTTCTTATTAGTTTTCTTGTAAGCTAGAATAATACATTCCTTAGGATTATAGATGTAAGGACAACTTGCGCTCATCCAAGAACCCCAAGCTGTTTGTCTAACTCTATGTGGGCTATCTTCTGTAAGGTCAACCATTCCATAAAATTTAAACCCAACCTCTTTCATTTTCATCCAAAACTCTGCGTTGAATAATATTCTACCACCTCTTTCCTGTACGTTAATTTCTATAGGAACGTTGATTGCTATCCGACCATCATCTTTTAATACTCTATAAGATTCTGTTAACCACTGCGTTGTAAAATCCCAATATTCATCCATAGGAATACTATCATTATAAACATCATATTTGATGTTAACTCCGTAGGGTGGTGATGTCACCAATAAATCAATTGAACCTTCCGGGAAAGTTTTCATTACCTCAATACAATCTCCATTAATTATCTTTCCTGTTTCTATCATTTTATTATTTTGCGTGGTATTCCCACTCGTTTTCTTTATTTTTAATTGGTTCTAAACTTTGGTCCAAGAAAACCGCATTCTGTTCACCCGCGTATAACCCTAATATATTATAATCATAAAACTCTTCCGCTTCTCCATAAAGCATTAAATCCCTTTCTTGTAGAATATCTAATATTCTTTGTTTTGAATATAAGATTTTTCTTCCCGGAGAACCAAAGTCCTCAACAATACCTATAATAGCACTTTCTAACCCATCCAATAGAATCGCACCTTCCGCATATTGGTCAATATCGACAGTCACTTTACTCATCAAGTAAATTAATTTCAGTTGGTATTGAATCCACATCCTCATCAACTAATTCCCAATTTTCTTCAAACGTACTCCAAAACGCATCTTCGTCTTCTAAATATTGTTGATACTCGTCATCTGATAACTCATATTCATAAACATAAGTTGTTGTCTCAATTTTTTCTAATTTCGCCATAATTTTTATATTTTGTTTTTTTCTAAATTTTCAATTTTACGATTTAAATACCATAAAGCTTTCTTCAAATCTTGTATTTCTTTATCCGAATCTTTTAATCCCGCTCTTGCAACATACTTTACGACATTGAAGATATAAGCATCGTGGTCAAGACCCCAAGCCTCACATACTTTAACAACCTCGTATGGGTTATCTTCACCACCATAATGTAATGGATGGTTCACCATTTCTTTATTTTCACTCATAATTTTACTATATAATATTTACCCAATTTAAGGGATTTTTTATAACCATTTCTAACAGAGAATAGTGGTTTTGTGGTTACATTAATTCCGAACCCACCATTAAATCTAATTGACCACCCAACAGGTGAAATACTAAACAATACGGAGTAATTAAAAATTTTAATTATTGTCTGACTACAACCACTACCGATGTAATATGTTTTTTTAGATAGCCACATAATACCCTTCACTAATACCACTTTCTTTAACATATCCTTCAGATATTAAAATATCCAATTGTTTTTTTGTTTCTTCAAGATTCTGTCTAAGAATATATTTTGAAACGTAACTAATATGAATTGGTCGTCTCAACTTATCCATTAATACTTTAATTTGTTTTTTGTCCATTATGATAATAGTTTTCTTGTTATTTTGACATTTTGATTAATATATGATAATATTTTTCTTTTAAAAATTGGAACTAATGTTTCCTTTAACGGAAAGATGTCACTACAAAAAACTTCAAATATTGGATAATCCATTTCGTTATTTTTTTCGTATGTTTTTGAAAATGTAGAGATAATTTCCGGAATAGTCAAACTACCCTGTTGTCCTTTGAAAATTAATTTTAAAGATGTTTTTGTTTGATTTTTGGTCTTATACACCTTTCTTGTGGTATATTGCCATATAAACATTTCTTCAGGTAATTTAAAGTAAAAAAAACCTGATTTATTTTGTAAATTATTTTTGTTTTTCTTTACAACAACATCAATAGAATCATAAACAATACTCCATATTGATTTTGCAAAATTAAAATAGTCATGTAGTTGTGGTTGACTATTTTTTAATATTTTTTGATATTCAATAATTTCCTCATCGTCAAGAACAGGAATATCTTTAACCTTTAAATCAGACAATACTAGTTCATCATCATTTGATGTTAATTTTTTATCAACATATAAAATTTTGTTTTGCGTTAGTAAGGTTTGTATATTACCCAAGTGTAATGAAAGCTCAATAAACATTGGGTAGACCTCCATCCTTTCAAGATGTTTGTTCATCTTTTGGAAGTAATCTAATAATACATATTGTTTTTGTTCAGCGTCTAAAATGCCGTCAAATAACCAATCGGTGTCCATTATAAATTTATTCTTATTTTTCTGTTTCATTTCCATATTATATTATTTAAAATATACGGGAAAAGATTGGAAAAAGGAATAGTTTTAATTAATTCTCATTACGTAATAAGTCTCACCGGCAATATCAACACTATCATAATTACCATCATAACTATTCATAAAACCCCAACCTTCGGAATCAACTAATCCCTGAGCTAAAGCTGATTCATCAACATATTCTTTAACAGGTAACCCATAATCATTAAGATACCCAATAGGGTCTCTTCTTACGTCTCTAACTAAACTCTCAACCATATTATCAATCATATCTTCGGTTGGTTCAGTATCAACTTCAATATTATCTAATTCCTCTTGGAGTGCTTCAATTTGATTATCTAAATCTTCTTCGTAGTCATAATAATTTTCATCATCCGAATCTAATTCAAGTTTTTGTTGTTCCAAATCCTCAATTTGAGATTCAAGTTGTTCTATTCTTTCTTCTTGCTCCGAAGTCAATTCATAATCATCATCATTAAAATAACTTTCAGGATTCTCCCTCACTTGATATTCATAATCTTCTCTAGCAAATTCAACAATAGCATCTTCATCTAAATAATCATCAATAAAACCTTTACTAAACCCATCAACACCAATATCATCAACATAACTTTCAGCATACTCTAATGCAGCTTTATCCATTTCATCGTGGGTTCCCACCGAATATTCCTCATCTCTAAACCCATCAACTAAAACTTCGAATGAGGTTAAACCATAATGACTATATTTTGATACTGGATACATATCATATATGTCAGCAACATCCTCTGTTAATTCACTAATTCTCTCCTCAACATCTTCAATTTTATTTAATATTTCCACATTCTCATCTGGGTCACCATCTCTATGTTCATCATCATAATCCGCATTAAGTTCTTCTAATTGTTGAGTTAACAAACTTAATTCTTCTTTTTGTTCATCATTCAATACTGTAACTCTACCTTCACCTTCAAGCCATTCTAATAACGCCATAGCCTTTAATCCCTCTTCATCATGGTTTTGAAAATTCCATTCATCATCTTCTCTTTTAGAATCCATCTCAGCTTGTTTACCCAAAAGTTCTTGTCTCTCTCTAATTTTCTCACGAGGAGTGTCCCTATCACTAATATATGATTTAACTCTCATATCACCAAGATTAGATACCTTAGTATTACTAATATTTAATGAACCATCAACATAAGCAACATTTCCCAAGTTATCTGTTGGGGTTCCTTCAAGACTTAAATCTCCGGTTATCCATAATGGTTTACCTTCAAATCTTTTCATTTTAGTTATTGCTTTACCGTGATAACTACCTAACGACATTAATTGCAAATATTCTTCAGGAGATATTTTATAATATTCTTCCTCAACTTGTTCAACAATTTGTTTTACAACTTGTAATAATTCTTTATTTGTTAAAATCATTTTCTTATTCATATTAATAAATACCAGTAATTAAAAATAAATCTTTACAATTAACGTAAAAGGTAGATATTTATTGTTATAAACGTTTAAATAAAAATTATCATGGGTTGCGGATGTAAAAACAAAGCACAACAAACACAAACGACACAACAATCAAGTCAATCTCAAACTCTACAGCAGGTTCAGGCTCAAACACCAAAAACTCAGCCAATACAAGAATCTATTCGTAAAGTTGTTGAGAGATATTATACTAAAAAATAATATTATGTGTTTAAAAAAATAAAGGGATTTTTTGTCCCTTTTTTCATTTATAATTAAATTTAATTTGTATATCCTTTCATATAATTTAAAAATATGAAATACGTAAATGAAAATTCAAATAAAGGGATTGTAAACCTATTCGCAGACTTTTTAGTAAAAGAGATAAACAAAACCAATCAATATGATGTTGTTATTGAAGTTACCGATTGTGGTAAATTTTTCATAGTAAATGGATTAACCAATTCAGATAAAATATTGGATATGGTAATCATTAAAGAGGGATTCTATAAAGAATATCAATCCTTAATGGAAGAGTTTGGATATAAAAATTTAAATATTATTGATGTTATTATATATAATACTGAATTATCCAAAAAAC